TCTGGGCGTATCGACCGGCTGAATACACCTTACAAGGATCTGTACTACTACCATCTGAAGTCGAGAGCGGGGATCGATCTGGCAATTTCGAGGGCACTGAACTCGAAGAAAGCTTTCAATGAGAGGAAATTTTATGGGGCAGGTTAACTTTGAAGATGTATTTGCTGACCTGATTCATTCTTTTGAATCTGCGGCAGATAAAGTAAAGAAAATCACAGATGCACTGGAGGACGAGGTTTATATGAGAATTGCAAATGACCGGAAAGCTGCCAACGGATTCCGTCCGAGCTATCCGAAATGCAAGATTCCTAAGACAGATATGGCTAACAAAGTTATGCAGGGGCGGATTCATAAACACTGCTAATAGAAAGGATTGATATTTGTGATTAAAGATTCTGGAGATCGCACCGAATTTGAAACTGGTGCCAAGCGTGATATGCACGCAGGGAAGGGGCGGATGGACCTTCTGCCTTGGTATGGCATCATGGAGGTTAGCAAGCACTGCGAGGAGGGTGCACTGAAGTATGGTGAGCATAACGTGGATAAGGGTATACCTCTGCATAGTTTACTGGACTCAGCTTCTCGCCACCTTGCAAAGTACATGGTCGGGATGGACGACGAAGACCACCTGCGAGCCGCCTGCTGGAACCTGCTGTGGGCTCTTAACCAGCGGGAGACGCACCCGGAGCTGGATGATAGGTTTGCGGTCGAGCAGGAGAAGGCAAAGAAAAAACGTCCCTGGATATCGGTTGAATGTATGAATTGCATGAAACGCCATCCGGTTGCTCCTGAGGTATGGTCATATAATGCAGACGGAGCTCCTATCGACCACAAGGTTGTGAGGTGCCTATTCTGTAAAGCAAACGAGGAACACAAATACATCGGTGACCTTGATGGGTATGCAAATCCTGACGAAAAGCTCGTTGCCGTTAAATGCGGTGGCTGTAATGCTCATTTTGGGATTACTACATCTAACTGGAACAGTATGAAGGGGTGCACAACCCATAACGGTGAGGTTCTGGCACGTTGCCCTCGCTGCGGAAAGGACACGTTTATTTCGGAGGTAAGCGCTGATGAATAACTGGATGCGCGAAGTGGACTATGCGACCTACTGTCCGAAGTGCAAGAACTTCAAGGTGCTGGAAACGGATGAACCCTGCAACGAGTGCCTGACGGAGTGTGCGCGGGAGGGTACGGTTAAGCCTGTGAAATTCGAGGAAGCAAAGGTGAAAATTAAATGAGAAATATGTCTAAGAAGACACGAAAACTTATTGATCGAAAGGTCGTCCATAAGTATTTCTGGTTCGATTATTTGGAGGGGAGCATATTCTATCACTCAAACCATGTTTGGCCTGCACGTTTGTGGATTGGTGATGCGGTTGACCATAACGACGATACTCAGTGTTGGATGTATGTACCAGCTCATAAAGAATATGTGCAGGCAATTCTGATTGTGAAAAAGGGCGCACCACTTTCTCCTAAAGTTTCTGAATGGATTAACCGTCGCCGAAAAGAATTTGGATGCCAAAAAGGAGGACTTCGTAAAAATTATGTTGCGCAAAAACGTTGATTTCGTCAAGAAAATATTCTAGGCAGAGCCGTGGAGAAATCTGCGGCTCTTTATTTTCTGAACTGTAACAAAAAGGAGCGATTCAAATGCACGAGACTCAGGAAAAAGCCACGACCCATAAGGTCTTCATGAAAATCATCCGCCCTTGGCCCGGACGAAGCGGATATTTAGAAAAGTTCTCTGATTTAACCTCGAACGGTATGGCAAGGTTTCGCTTTGAGGGTGATAACTACGATACCATCGCCCATGTGAGCAATATGGAATATAAGGTATATGACTGATTTCAAATCTAAAATTGTAGAGTATCAGGAGTAACGGTGAACGCTAAATGATATTTGCTGAAGAGGATTTGAACTCTTTGAATGCTATTGCCGGATTATTGGCTTCATTCGGGTGTGATAGTCAGGCTGGCTGTGTGCTTTATATTCAGCATAAAATCGCAAAGACCATGGAGGCTGACGAAAGGAAATGCAGAAATGAGAAACATGTCTAAGAAAACCTGGAAACTCCGGGTTTGGAATCACATGACCGAGATGCAGAAGTTGGATATTCTGCTGAAGCATGCTAAGGTTCCGCATACTTATGAACGTCGCTGGCCAGAGATGGACAGACCGGACTGTCAGGAATATCTCCCGGGCGGACGACACGATGGTGGTGAGCAAATCACTTCATATGATGCTGCTGGAAATCGTATCTGGGATGGCATTTGGGGTTGGGGTTCCTATGGCTTTGAGCAGGGGCTTATCGAGGTGATGGGTAGGCAGGCACTTGGCCTTGATGATGTTGAGGGCTGGCTCACGGCTCGTCAGGTTACAAAGATGTGGAGGTGTAGAAATGCTGCGAAAAATCGTTGATTTCGTCAAAAAGATACTCTGGACAGAGCCGATGGTTTCGACAGTCAACACACTGAAAGATGCCATGCGGGATCTTGAGGTGGCCCGGAACCACTTTGAGAACTGCGATCCGGAGTTTATCACGACTGCTATCTTCGAGCTGAACGCTGCGGAGAGCCGTCTGGATGCGGCGAGGAGGTGTGTGGGGTGAAGCCGTTTTATTATCCGACTTACAAGTGCCGATTTTGCGAGAGGAAATTTAACGATGGGCATCCCTATTGTAATCTCGAAGATGCGAAGAACAATCTGGCCGGTCTGATGGCGTTCCGCCCAATTCATTATTGCGATGGTGGTCATATTGGCATTGGATATTTTACAGGTCTCGAAAGGGTTGATAAGGATGAATGATGTTTGGGAAAAAATCGGCCATATGCTGGGGCATATTCTGGCGGCGACGCTGGTTATTTGCGCATGGCTGATCATTATTGCATTTACGCTGAAGGTAATCTGGTTCATTCTGTTCCGGACTCTGCTGTGAGGTGATAACATGGAAGACTACGAAGAAGCAGTCGAGAAAACTATAACTTTATACGCTGATGCTAAGCCTTATACTCAAGTCATTTATAGAGCGAATGGACTTACTACTTGCAACGTCTGTTTTGCCCAGGCAAAGGTATTTAATGACCTGGACATAAGAAATGTTGCGGACTTATATTCCGAGGATTATGAGCTTCAGAGAAAGGTTTTAGTCAGACAAAATGCCAAAGTAAAAGATGTCGCCAAGCTTTTAGAGAACGGCGACATTTGCTATTCAGATGCTTGTGAATGGTGCATGGAGAATGATATTCCGCTTGGACAGTTCGACAGGTGTTTGTATGGCGAGCTGAGAAAGTCTGATAACCCTGCCCGGGTGGAACCGAAAGAACCGTGGCCATATCGAGTGGTGGCGGGCATAAACCGGGGGCTGGAGATTCTGCTTAACTCGATTTTGGAGGATTTTACATGAAGCAGTACACATTTTGGTTTGAGTGCACGGACAATGGTGGCGGGCATCAGGGGTTCACGGTCAAGGCAGAAAATAAGCAGGAGGCTATCAAGAAAGGCATGGCTTTTGCGAAGAAACATGCTTCGGGTGATATCTGTGGGGACTGGACTTGCAGATTGATACAGGAGGGCGCATTATGAATGACAATTTTGGTGCAATTACGATACTTGCTCCGAAATGCCAACAGTGTCCGAAGATGAACACCTGCGATCATAAACAGATGGCCTATCTCGGATTCATCATCCCAACATTGGCGAATGATATTTGCAAGCCCATTCGTCAATCTATGAGAAATAACTATAGAAAGGACTATTTGAAATGAAAATCGTTGAACCTAAGTACGAAATCCTCACTGATATTTCTGAGGGAGGCATTAAGGAGCTCCAGCAGATCGAGCGGGTGGCCCGGGTCTGCTACAAGAGCGAGGACAAGATCACGCCGGATGGTGAGTCGGCTAAGAAGCTGGTGGGCTTTCTGGTGAAGCAGGGGCATGAGGCTATGCTGGAGCACTCGCAACTGAGTGTGTTGTTTACGTGTGACCGTGGTGTGGCGAATGAGCTGGTACGTCACCGCATTGCGAGCTTTGCGCAGGAGAGCACCCGGTACTGCAACTACTCGAAGGAGAAGTTTGGCGGGGAGCTGAGCTTTATTCGGCCGTTTTACATTGACGTAACCGATGCTGATAAGAACGGCGAGATTACGGATAATACTCCTGGCAGTCTTTGGGTTGATTCCTGCGAATGTGCGGAGATTATCTACAAGGATATGATCGCACTCGGTATGCGCCCCGAACAGGCTCGTTGCGTGCTGCCGCTGTGCCTGAAGACCGAAATCGTGGTGACTGCCAACTATCGTGAGTGGCGCAATATCTTCAAGCTGCGTACTCCTGTGGCGGCCCATCCTCAGATGAGAGAGCTCATGTGCCCGCTGCTGATGGAGCTTCAGAAGAAGATCCCGGTGGTGTTCGATGATATTTACACGTACTGGCCTGCGGATGACCAGACACGGAAAGGAAGTATGGTGAAGTGATGCGAATTGTGCTGCTTGCAAGCATTATTTTACAAGCTATCGCAATTGGAATGTCTTTTGCTGAGAACATCGGCGAAGAAAAACAGAGAATCATCAGATATACAGGATGGTTCTTGCTTTTGATTTACATGATATTTGGTTGAGGCGATTGACTATGAAAAATCGTATTATTTGCGTCGTTGCATGTATGATGATGCTCGTTGGCTGCATCGGGTTATGCAGTTGTGGAAACTATAGGGTGTTTGATACGACATTTACCTATTCCTGGGCACAGATTAAGCTGCCCGATGGAACTATTATTCAAGGCAAAGTGGACAACTGGACTGACTACGAAGGCGATCAGCTGCAAATCACGATTAACGGTACCACATATCTGGTTCATGCAGCAAATGCTATTATGAAAACCTGAGTGGGAAAGGATGTGGTGATAAGAAATGCAGCAAAGAACGTATGATTTTCTCGCTAAGTTGAAGGTTCCCATGCTGACCTTCGGCGGGGAGCTGATGGGCGAGGCTGTGGAGATGGTCGTCGATGACTTGAACTCGCACCGATTTATGTCCATGAGGGATATCGAGGCATCACTGGCAGATAAGTTCAATTGCAGCCCTGGTGTTGCGGATCGCCGGATGCGGTATGCGCTGGATATGGCGGAATATCGCTCTGGTGGAGTTAATGTTGAGCTGGAGAATCTGAAGAGTATGTACGATATTAAGGTGCTGTCGCTGAAGAAATTCTTGTATGCGGCGGGGAGAGGTTTGATGATGGAGGTGAGTGTGGGTAATGACCGCGGGTGAATTTAACGAACTGGCCAAGCAGGGGAGAGTATGGGCTAAGATCGTGGCTAATTTTAGTGGTGAATACGGGCTGGTTGAGAAAATTTCCGGTTTGACGAACCAGTTTGTGAGGTTTCGATTCAAAGGTAAGAAGTGCGATACGATCATCTCACCGGAGAATGTGATGTTTGAGATTGAGGACTAAAGTATGAAACTGGATAAAAATGTTATTTTGGTGAGGCCGCCCTGATTTACTTGACTATGGGCAGAGCACATGATATCCTTGATACATGACGAATAGGAGGTGCTTTTATGGCACGGACGGTAAAATGCCCTGGCTGTGGTGCGGATCTTACGGTGAAAGATGACAACCGGGACTTTATGTTTTGTGAGTTCTGTGGGACGAAGATTCGGCTCGATGACTATCAGGAGACGCATCGGTTTGTGGATGAAGCACGGATCCAAGAGTCCAAGGATGCGAAAGAACTCGAGCTTAAGAAGATGGAGCAGGAGAGATGGCGAACCGAAGACGCTAACAAAACTGCTGCTACTTATTTCAAGTGGCTTGGAATCGTCATTGTGATTTTGGTCATAGCGTATATAATTTGCATGGGCTTAGGTATCGCTTGATGCCCACTTCTGCCCATTTTATTTTTCGCAATCTTTGGGATTTTTCGAGAAAACGTCAAAAAAGTGCTATTTTTGTGGCCAAAAACCCACTTTGTGGCCAAAAATTCTTATAAAAATGGCCACAAAATTTAACGTAAATACGTTAAAAATATGCCGTTTGGCCAAAAACCCACTTTTTTATTTAACTTACTTAAAAAATGAAAAAAATATATATAGTAATAGAGAATAAAAAACGGGTTTTTGGCCACAGCGAGTTTTACCCATTTCCACCTTGAAAAAGAGCGCCAAATAGTGTATTCTTAAAGCACCGTGTACGAACGTAGCACTCCTAACATATATGAGGTGAAAAGTTATGGATAAGTACGGTATTGAACATTGGATTACAACTGACCAATATGGAAATGAAGTTGAATGCTTTGCAAATAAATTTGCAGAGGTTCATACGAAACGTCCGATTTGTGTTTGTGGTGAGCCGATGGTGGAAACTCGTGAGCTCGAATGGGACTGCCCTAAATGTGGGGCGCACCTTGAAGCAGAAGATGTTTCCAGAACGATCAATCCGGATGATTATATGACCTCTAACCTTGAGCCGGATGAAGACTACGGAGAGTACAAGTATATGGAAGATGACGATGGTAGTCGAGCTTTCCTTGCTGGTGCACCGGGATACGAGATTGATTTCTTTCACCTAATTTAATATGACCACGGCATTGCCTCTGCATGAAAATTGCAGGGGCTTTTTCTTTTGCCCTGAAAATTCCTAAAAATTCACATTTTTGCCTAAAAACTCACGCGAGAAAAACATCCCCTTTTATGGGGGGAATAGAATGCGTCTCAGGATGCACTGTTCCTCTTATTTTGGAGGTTGTATCATGCTCGAAAACAAATTCAAGACAGGATTGGTAAGGGAACTGAAAGAACGCTTTCCCGGCTGCATGGTTGTCCATCTTGACCCAAACGAGATTCAGGGAATTCCTGATCTCTTGGTCCTTTATGGCACAACGTGGGGCGCGTTGGAAGGCAAGAAATCAGCAACTGCATCTCATCGTCCGAACCAGAACTATTACGTTCAGCAGATGGACGAGATGAGTTTTGCGGCCTTTATCTATCCCGAAAACAAGGAGGAAGTTCTTAATGAAC